GGCTAATATTAGTTAAACCTTCCATAAATTTAGGTGACTGCGTCGCAATGCAAAAATATATTCCTGCTAAAAAACTAACAATAATTAATATATATATCAGTGTGTTCATTTATTATATATATATATTAGACTGTGATAAAATTAAATTACTAAGATAAAAATAATGTAAGATTTATTTTCTGTATTTATTTTATAGCAATGTCTTCAAAAGCCGATTTCCCTTATATAGATTCAAAAATGCCCAATTACAAAAATTTATTAACTAAATTTAATGACGGGGTAAAATCTGGAAAACATACATTTTTATTCTTATTTATGGATGGGTGTGGTCCATGCAAAGACACAAAACCAAATTGGAATAATATTAAAAAATATTTAAAAAAGGAACATGCGCAAAATGGCGAAATTGTTGTTGCTCAAATTAATCAAATTTTATTTAAAGAACTTCAAAATGTTGGCAAAGAGCCTATGGGGTATCCTTGCTTGCGATATATTAAAAACCACACCATAGAAGAATACGAAAATTGCGGTATTTCCAAAAAAGATAGAAGTGCAGAATCATTCACAGAATGGATAGATTCAAAATTAAAAGGACACGCGAATAATAAAACTAAAAAGGCTCATCAAGACGGAGGGAAAAAACCTATAAAACGACGAATAATGCGAGGAGGTAAATGGTCTCTTAAATACAAAAGAAGTATTAATTGCAGACACCCAAAAGGTTTCTCTCAACGAGCTCATTGCAAAAGTAAAAACCGAACAATGAAACGCCAGTAGCTTCTTTAATTTTCAATTTATTCATCAATTCATTCATCAATTCATTCATCAATTCATTCATCAATTCATTCATCAATTCATTCATCAATTTATATAATTGTATCTTTATTCAATTATATATTTTTGCAAATACTTTTTATATTTATACGGCAAATATAAATTATCTTTTATAGCCACTTTTAAAATTTTATTCTCATTCCGATCAAATAAGTCTGAACCATTTTTAATTCTATTTTCTATATTTTCTATATTTGTAAATTCATCTGTATTAAATTCCTGATGCGAAAAATTATTAATCTTATTTTTAATAAAATTGCCATCTCCAAAATAAGATAAATGCCACCCACCTCTTGGTATTATTGGACAATTTGGCAACCATCTAAGCTCGTCGCATGTTTTTGATGCACTTTTAAATGTTTTATATGAAACTATTTTAACAAATGGCCAAGAATTTATAAGCAAAGAATTTAAATTGTAATAATACATGTCCATTTGCAATATATTTAAATCAACATTTTGATTGCCATTTTTAATTTTTTCTAATGTTTCTGGATCAGGAATCTCATCAACATCAGTAATTGTTATAATATCTTCATCGTTTAATTTAATACGGTTGGAATCCTTCACTAACATTACGGATTCTAGTCGCTCACCTTCGCTATCGCTTCCAAATCCTTTGACGAATGCATTTCGTTGATGTGCTTCATTATTCCATTGTTCTTTATTGATATAATTTATATTGGGATATTTGTGCGGAAAATCATCAACGACAATATGTATTATTTTACTTTCAAAAAAATCAAACAGGTGTTTATTTTCATCATATATCAAGTTTTTTTTGTGCCCAGTAAAGGTATGAGTTGATTCAACAATTACAAAATAATCTACCAATCCATTTAAAATATTTAAACGATAATTTAATAAGTCTAATTCATTATAAAAAAGAAAACAGTCTATTATTTTCATATTGCAAATATAATAAAATATAGAACAATGCATTTAAATACTTATATTTCAGTAAATACAATGAATATTGCATTTTTTATCAGACATTTTACTGAAAGAGGAACAGAAGTTGCAATATATGATTATGCAAAATATAATGAAGATATTTTAAACAATAAGAGTTATATTGTTTGCTTTACTGAGAGAAAACAATCTCAATTGGGGATGTCATCGGAACGTGTTTCGTATGATAAATTTAAACAGCGGTTTCAAATAATAGAAATATGTGATATTGGTGAAATGGATTATGTCATTCAACAATTTAATATTAGTTATTTTTACACATTAACGCATGGTTGTTCAAATGATATATATCAATTTGAAAACAAAAATTTGTGGGGTAAATGCAAAACAATTAAACATTGCGTATTTGATACAAGAGGACAAGAAGGTGATTTTTATATTGGAATTTCTGATTTTTTAAACTTAAAATATAATACAACAGTTCCAATTATTCCTCACATAGTTGAATTTCCTACTGGCTCTGATAATCTAAGAACTGAACTACAAATACCACAAGATGCAATTGTTTTTGGAAGATACGGGGGATTTACCGAATTTAACCTTGTTATGGCACATCAAGCAATAATAGACTTTTTAAATTCAGACAATAATTCAGAATCCTTCACTAACGTTACGGATTCCAGTCACTCACCTTCGCTATTGCTCCGGTTCGCTCCAAATACATGGTTTATTTTTATGAATACACAAAAATTTTATGAACATCCTAGAATAATTTATTTGGAAAAGAACGTAGATTTAATATTCAAAACCAAATTTATAAATACATGCAATGCAATGATACACGCGAGAGAAGAAGGGGAGACATTTGGATTATCAATAGCAGAATTTTCTATTAAGAATAAACCAGTTATTACTTGTCCTTCTGGCGACCTGGAGCATATAAAAATTTTGGGAGACAAGGCCGTCTTGTATAGGTCAAAGGATGAATTATTGAATATATTTAATAATATTGAAAACATTATTAAAAATAAAGATGATTGGAATGCTTATAGAGCATATACGCCTGAAAATGTTATGCAGTTGTTTAATGAATTAATATTTTCTAGTTAATCGTGTCTTCTTATTTTTTCTGTATTTTTTACTTCTTTTATTTCTATTTATTTTTTTCATTGTTTTTCGTTTAGATTTATTTTTTTTGCCTCCACTCGGAGGGGCCATTCGTCTAGATACTTTAAACGCAAAAGCTGGCCCTGGATTAATTATTCTACATATTTCAGCATTACTTGGCGTATTATTTTCAGGTGCGCAAATATTTTTATTATATCTGGGGTCAGTTTGCATATAAACACGCAGACAAGCGGCAACATCCACAAGAGCACTATGGGTTCTACCGTTTATTTGTTCGTTAAATAATGCAATATGTGCTTCTTCAAGATTCGGCCCTTTTGGCGAACGCGCTTTTTGAAAATATTCCTTGCGTTTTACTTCGTATTCTTTTCCATCTTCTGCTGTTATTTTATCTACAATTACATTTCCAGCGGCATCTCTCACATATTTATATGGCCATATATTACAACCATTTTTGGACAAATTTATCGTATCTACAATTCCGGGTGCTGAATCTGGATCAAGCCCTCGCATTTTTTTATAAGCATCATTATATTTGGCTTTTTTTGCTTCATCTATATCCGCGGAATTGATTAAACGCAATAACTCAGCACACACAACATTAATATCATATGGTGCATTATGCGCAACCAATGAACTGGTTCTATCATAAGCGTCAATAAATTCATCCATAACTACGTCTATAGGCCTGCCTTCTGTGCGGGATCTTTCATCTGTTACTCCATGAACATCAATTGACCCCTGTGGAATAGGATACTGTTCTTCTCTTAATTTCACTACATCGTTGCCTTCTTCGCTTTGTCCAACAATTTCCATGGAAACCGGATCATAAAGTAAAAAAGCCAATTGCACGATAATAGGCCATTTTTTTAAATCAGAAGACGCGCTAACACTACTTTCACCCCTTGGAGGCAATCCCGTAGTTTCTGTATCAAATACTAAAATCAGTGGTTTTGTAGCCATTTTATTATATATTATGATTACATTATTATTATTATTATTATTATTATTATTATCATTATCATAATTTCATTATTTTCATTAATTTAAAATTGAACTTAAAAATTCCTTCGTTTATTAAATTACCAACAAATAAAATGGAGCATGTGTTCAGACTCTATGATTTCAACGTATATAACAAAAAAGATGATAATAAAGAAGAGTCCGGAAGTGAGGATGAAAATGGTTCTAGAACAGACTCAAATAAATTTGTAATTCAAATGTTTGGCATCAATGAAAAGGGTGAATCTTGTTCAATTCTCGCCGAAAATTTCAAGCCATTCTTTTATGTAAAAGTGGATGATAAATGGACTCAATATACAAAGACTACATTCTTGCAGCATATTACCAAAAAAATGGGAAAATATTATGAAAATAGCATATGTGAGTGCAAGATAATTAAAAGAAAAAAGTTGTATGGATTTGATGGCGGAAAAGAACACAAATTCATCCTGTTTAAATTCACCAATTTGCAGGCATTCAACAAGGCAAAGAATTTGTGGTATAATTCAGACCGCAAATTAATGGAAGGTGGAATGCGATACGCCGATACACCAACATATTTATACGAATCCAATATTCCTCCACTATTGCGATTCTTTCACATAACAAACATTAGCCCATCTGGTTGGGTTGCTCTTCCAAAAAAGAAGACAACTGAAGTAACACATAATAAGAAAACTACTTGCAAATATGAGTTTATTATTGATCATAATTTTATTCTTCCTTTGAATGAAAATGAAAAACGTGTTCCTTACAAAATTTGTAGTTTTGATATTGAGGCGAGCAGTAGTCATGGAGATTTTCCCGTTCCAGTAAAATCATATAAAAAATTGGCTACAAATATAATAGAATATTTTGAAAAAATTGCAGATTTGACGCCAGACCAATGCGATTCTTCTTTAAGGCGAATTATGTTAAAAGCATTTGGGTTCTTGCCAGAGGATAAACTGCAAATGATTGACAAGGTTTATCCAAAAAAGGATCAAATGCCGGCGTCTGAAGATATTGTAAAGGAGATGATTGAATTGTGGATTTCAACTCCGTTGGAACAAAAAAAACTGTCGGACGATTTGCACAATCAAATGAATATTGAATCCATGTTTGAAAATATGAACAGCAACCATGATGATGATTGCGATGAATGCGATGAAAGTATACATGCATCATTTGGATTCCCGGTAAAAAGTAAATCAAAAGCATCATCAACAAAAAAATACACAGTTGCTGATATTATATGTGACAAAAGTTTAGTCAGGGAGGACAAACTCATGGAAATAAATAAATCATTGTTGGATAGGTATCGCAAACTTCCATTTCCACAGTTAGAGGGAGACAAGGTCACGTTTATTGGTTCAACCTTTCTAAGAGCCGGTGAAACAGAGCCTTATTTGAACCATTGCATTGTTTTGGATACATGCGGCACTGTTCCTGTAGAAAATTGTCAAATAGAATCATATAAAACAGAGAAGGCGGTATTACTTGCATGGACAAATTTAATTCAAAAGGAGAATCCAGACATTGTCATTGGTTATAATATATTTGGGTTTGATTATGCATTCATGTTTAGCCGTGCAGAGGAAAATAACTGTCATGTTGAATTCTTAAAGCTATCAAAAAATAAGGATGAAGTCTGCTGCCAAGACCTATTTATACCCGGTAAATATAAATTGGAAGAGACAACTCTTAATATTGCAAGCGGGCAACATGAATTAAAATATATAAAAATGAATGGCCGAATTCAGATTGATTTGTATAATTACTTTCGCCGTGAAGAAAATTTGACGTCTTACAAATTAGATTATGTTGCCGGTCATTTTATCGGCGATTATATAAAATCTATTGATTCCACAACATCGCTTGGTTTAACCACTGTTTCCAGCGGTAATCTGATGGGTTTATTGCAGGGAAGTTTTGTTCATTTTGAAGAGATTGGACATTCAGTTGATTATTATTGCGATGGTGCTAAATTTTCAGTTTTGTCGGTAAATAAAGAAACCAAGTCTTTTACTGTTTCTGGAAAAGTTGCACCTGACATGACAAAAAAAGTGAGATGGTGTTTGGCAAAAGATGACGTCACGCCAAAGGATATTTTCAGAATGACTAATGGGTCCGCAGATGATCGCGCTATAATTGCAAAATACTGTATTCAGGATTGCAATCTTGTGCATTATTTGATGAATAAGGTGGATATTTTGACTGGATTTGTTGAGATGGCGAAGATCTGTAGTGTTCCGATTAGTTTCTTGGTTCTAAGAGGTCAAGGAATTAAGCTGACAAGTTTTGTCGCAAAAAAATGCCGAGAAAAACGAACCTTGATGCCTGTAATGGAAAAATCCGAAGATAATGATGGTTTTGAAGGCGCCATTGTTTTGGATCCCAAGTGCGATTTATATTTGGATAATCCAGTTGCATGTGTGGATTATGCGTCGCTATATCCATCTTCCATGATGAGCGAGAACTTGTCGCACGATAGCAAGGTTTGGACCAAAGAATACAATTTGCAAGGCGTGCTAATTGCCGAAACTGGCGAAACAGATGAATCTGGTAACTGCATATATGATAATCTTCCTGGATATGAGTATGTGGATATTACATACGACACATTTAGATATGTGAGAAAAACGCCAAGTGCGGCCGCAGAAAAGATTAAATCTGGTCACAAAATTTGTAGGTTTGCGCAATTCCCAGATAATGCTCGTGCTATTATGCCATCTATTTTGGAAGAGTTGTTGCTTGCCAGAAAAACTACCAGAAAATTGATTCCATTGCAAACCGATGAGTTTATGAAAAATGTGCTTGATAAAAGACAGCTTGGATACAAGGTTACCGCCAATTCGTTGTATGGTCAATGTGGAGCAAAAACAAGCACATTCTACGATAAAGATATTGCTGCATCAACCACTGCAACAGGACGTCTGCTTTTGACATACGCCAAGAGAATTGTTGAAGAAACATATGGCAACCGAATCTGCGATACGTCTAAATACGGTCCAGTTCTAACAAAAGCTGAATACATCTATGGGGATAGTGTTGCAAATTACACCCCGGTATATGTCAAAGTAAATGGACAAATTGATATTTGCACAATAGAAAACTTGGCAGAAAAATATGGCAATAATAATTGGGTAAAATGCTTAGAAAAAGAATTTTGTGAATTACACGACGTTGAAACGTGGTCCGATAAAGGTTGGACAAAACTGCACAGGGCAATTCGTCACGAATTGGCAAACCATAAGAAAATGGTTCGTGTTCTAACTCATACCGGATTGGTTGATGTTACTGATGATCACTCACTAATATTAAATTCGGGTGAAGAAATATCTCCCAAAGATGTAAAAATTGGTTCCGAATTGTTGCATAATTCGTTGCCAGTATTGGAGAATGTGAAAGCTAATGAAATAACGGTAGAAGAAGCACAAGTTATGGGGTTCTTCTTTGGTGACGGAAGTTGTGGTGTTTATGATTGTCCATCTGGAAAAAAATCATCTTGGGCTTTAAATAATGCATCAATGGATATAATTAATAAATATATTGGGTTGTGTAATACAGCTTATCCAGAATTTGATTGGGTATGCATGCCAACATTAGAAAGTTCTGGTGTTTATAAAATAACATTAAAAGGCAAACAATATGGGTCTGTATCAAAATTTATTGAAAAATATAGAGAAAAAATGTATTTTGAAAAAGCTAAGAAAATTCCAAATGAAATATTATTTGGAAGCATGGAAGTGCGTCAAGCGTTTTGGAATGGAATGTATGATGCTGACGGAGATAAAGATAAAAATGGTTATACACGAATTGACCAAAAAAATCAAATTAGCGCATCGCATATTGCTTGGTTGTCTCAAAGCCTTGGTTGGACAACGTCTATAAATACAAGGAAAGACAAACAAAACATTTATAGAATTACAATGACAAAGAAGACACAGAGAAAAAATCCAATTGCAATTAAAAAAATGCACGAGATTGAATATACTGGTTATGTTTATGATTTAACTACAGACAATCATCACTTTGCTGCTGGTATTGGAAATATGATTGTTCATAACACAGACTCTGTATTCTTTACATTTAATTTGCAGACACTGGAGGGAAAACCGATTAGAGGAAAAGAAGCTCTTGAAATTACCATTGAGTTGGCTCAAGAAGCAGGTCATTTGGCGTCTAGCTTTTTAAAAGGGCCGCACGATTTAGAATATGAGAAAACATTCATGCCATTCTGTCTGCTTTCAAAAAAGCGTTATGTTGGCATGCTTTATGAGCATGATCCGGATAAATGCAAAAGAAAAGAGATGGGTATTGTTTTGAAACGCAGAGATAATGCACCCATTGTTAAAGATATTTATGGAGGAATTATTGACATTTTGATGAAGCAACAAGATATTAAACAGGCAACAGAGTTTTTGAAATCATGTCTAAAAAATATGGTAGAAGAAAAATATCCGATGGATAAGCTTATCATTACAAAATCTATCAGATCTGGTTATAAAAATCCTAAGCAGATAGCTCACAAAGTGTTGGCAGATAGAATGACATCTAGAGATCCAGGAAATAAGCCGAGTTCTGGAGATAGGATTCCATTTGTTTATATTCATCAGCCGAATAAGAAAGCGTTGCAGGGCGATAAAATTGAGACACCTACGTTTATCAACGAGAATAAACTGAAGATTGACTACTCGCATTATATTACCAATCAAATTATGAAGCCAGTGCAGCAATTATTTGCACTTGTTTTGGAGAAAATATGGGATATGCAAAATAAAAAATCTAAAATTGCAAAATTCAGGAAAGATATAGAGGCTTTGCAAAATTCAACACCATCGGATAAATTTGAAGATAAGCTTGAAAAGATGAGGAATAAAGAAGTAAAGGCGCTTCTCTTTGACGAATTCTTGAGAGAAACAAACAATCAAAAAGATGGTAACCAAGCTTTAACTCGGTTTTTCAAAAAATAAAAACAAACCAAAACAAAATAAATAAAACAAAAATAAAAAATAGTATGCACAATGTTATATTTGAATTCAATAATTATATAATTATTTTTTATTGAAAAAAATTGATTAGTATATAGATAATTTATTCTATATACAAATAAATGATGATGCAGCAAGTAATTAACAAGAAAAATTCTCTGCGGGATTTATCTGACGCAGAGTTTGAGGTTATGTTGCCTGCTCTGGCATCAGAAATAGAAGCCCATGGAATTTTATATGAAGATTATTCGGAAGCAGAAATTATGGCGGACTGGGAGGCGCTATGCAAAAAACCAAAAACTTCTATACCGACTAATATTTCAGCAACTAATGTGTCTGGCATGAAAATAATGCGAAAATATATGAAGCATTTTCATGATGTCTCCAACTACAAGGGCGTGTCTGTGAGTTCTTTATGGAAAAAGGAGCATCTGGAAAAGGCGCTGAGATTTAATCGCAAAAATCATTCAACCCCATATGCATCTGAAATAATACGGTCGCTTTCATTTACAAATGGTCTAGGAAAGGTCACCATGTATCGCCCGTTAATGGCGCGAAATATTGCGGCATATTTTAATGCGACAAGTGTGTTGGATGTATGCGCTGGATGGGGTGGAAGAATGTTGGGAACTAAAAGTTTGGGATACGACGTTTCATATACAGGAATTGAGCCTTGTGAAAAAACATTTAATAATTTGTGTCAGATGTGTAATGATTTGAATTTGGATAATCTTATGCTTGTTAATAAGCCAGCAGAAGAATTTCTGTATGAACTTCCACCCCAAATTAAATTTGACTTGGCGCTAACTAGCCCACCTTATTATAACTTGGAAATTTATTCAAACGAGGATTCACAATCATCCAAGTTTCCAGATTATAAGACATGGGTTGAAAAATTCTTAGAGCCTGTTATTATTGGTGTGATGAATCGTGTAAAATACAGTTGTTGGAGTGTGAAAAATTTCAAAACAGATAAAAAATATGATTTATTGACAGATGTTATCAGGATACATGAAAATAATGGATGGAAAATGATGGATGTTACATTCACAATGTCAAATAGCAAGCGACCTGGAACTGCAGCTGCTGCGACAGATGCAACAACCGCACCAAAAAAGACGGAAGAAATTACTTATGTATTTGTTAAGGAGTAAATAAAAACAACCAAAACAACCAAAACAACCAAAACAACCAAAACAACCAAAACAACCAAAACAACCAAAAACAAAAAATAATATAAACTTGTATTAAATGTTAATATTATTTTTATGAGACTACTTTTTTTATAATCTTTTTACCAGCACCACTGTATTCTGCACGTTTTTTATTTATTCTTTCTAATCTCTCTTCCTCTTCCTTTTTTGCTTCTTCCTCATCTTCAAGCTGGAATAAATAAGTCTTACCTTCTATACAAATATCATCCCATTGCAAATTTTTTATAATTTTCTCCTTATTATTATTCATAAAACCAACCCAAACTCCAGCACATCCACCCTCTTCACTCCATTCATTTTTAACCCAACAATTTGGATATTTTTCCAATAAACCCTCAAGCCATTCATAGTCTGGATTCCAAGCAGACCACATATCAAAAATTATTCCTCTTGTTCCACGCTTTATCATTTTTACCGTTTCATCATGATAAACATATTTATCTCCTTCTTTGTATTTTAATTCGGTAATAATAAGATTATTTAATTCATCTACTGCTTCTCGGTTTTCGCAAGTAATAGTTATATGACTCCAACAATCGTTTGGCATTTTTATAAATATATATAGTTATTTATTTTTAAGTTATTAATTTTGCATATACAGTTTTATTTTATTGTGACAAATTGTCATAAAACTCCCTTACCTTTTTATTAATTAAAATTTTGGAAGCATCAAAAGATGTCAGATATAATCCTTCCAAGCTTTTAACGCGAGAGAGAGCAACATAAGTTTGCCCGCATTCAAATATACCACTACCCACATCAATTTCAGCTGCATCCATAGTAGCTCCTTGAGATTTGTGAATAGTAATTGCCCATGCCAATATGAGTGGAACTTGTGAAACACCGATTCCAGAAATATTATCACTTTCCCAAAAATGATAGTTCATTGTCATCTCATAACCATTTTTATATTTTACTACAGGTAATTTTGATTCATTAAAACGAATAATAACACCCTGGCTCCCATTGCAGATCATATCTCCTGACGGCAGTTCAATATTTACAATACACATTACTTGCGCCCCTACTTTTAATTTAATTATGTCATTGCAAAGCAAATTATTATTTATATTTTTAATTTCGTTATCAATTTGTTCGGGAGTATATTCTCTGGAACAACTTTTATTTTTATCTGAAGAGGTAGATGATTTGGTATATTTAACTTTAAATTCAAATTCTGGTGTTTCTAATTCAGCCATTTTTGCTGCATTAATTGCATCAACTTTTATTCTGATTGGAAAGAGTTTTGTCGGTTGTATTAATGCTCCTTCTTCAATTTGTTTTCCAACCAGACTCATTAAAAGGTCGTTACTGCTTTTCTTCACACGACCCTCGCGTATTTGATTAAGTATTTTGGTATATACGACATCAGTTTGCCTAAAAATTTTTGTGAGTTGCACAACATTTTCCTTTTCAAATGTATCTCTCCAAATGGGGCTTTCAAAACAATAATGAATTGTCTCGGGTTCATCTCTATTTCCAACTGGAGGCAATTGATAAAAGTCTCCCAAAAAGATTACCTGTATCCCGCCAAATGGTCTATTATTTTGCCTGGTAGCCTTTCCTATAGCATCCAACATCTCAAATATTTTTTCAGACATCATACTCACTTCGTCAATAACTAGAATATCTACGTTTCTCCACGATTTCTTTTTATAACTGCTTGAAACCACCTTTTTAACATTAAATGAAATAGTTCCACTTCCCAGTCCAATTCCTGACCATGAATGTATTGTTTTTGCTTTGCAATCTAGCAAAACAGCTGCACACCCGGTGAGAGCGCAAACTTGCATATTTAGTAGCCGTTTTTTTGCATCTGCTTGCAGTTGTTTTATAAGAGTAGATTTACCTGTTCCGCCTGGTCCAGTAATAAATATATTCTTGCGCTGAATATATTTATCAAATGCATTTTGTTGTTCTTCTGACAAGTCCATTATGTAAATTATTGTAAATAATATTTAATACCCTTTTGTTAATTCAATTTTTATTTATATTTTTATTGTATTATACTGCGTAAATAAAAAATTTTATAGCATCAACAGCCTTGCGTAAAACTGAAACCTTTTGAGGAATATTATATGCGTCAAATTCAGTCCCATCATCTTCATCATAATCGTTATCCTCTTCCTCTTCCTCTTCCTCTTCCTCTTCATAGTCACTGCTACTGTCGCCATCATCGCCATCATCGCCATCATCCTCATTATCGCCATCCTCATCATCATCCTCATTATCCTCATCCTCATCCTCATTATCGCCATCATCATTATCATCGTCATCATTATCATCGCCATCATCCTCATGATCAACATCCATAGCACTATCACTCTTATTTTCTTCGCATTTTGGAACGAGCCGGGGCAATAGCGACGGTGAGCGACTG